TCTCCAAGATTAGTAAAACCATTTTGAAGTACATATAAATATGCGGTAGATGATTGAAGGTCGTATTTAGACATAATTTCTTTAATTATGAATCGTTTGCCTTTACCTTTTTGTTTAAGTTTTTGGATGTATTCAAAAATAATAGTTTTATTTTCCATGGTTTTTATTTTATAGTTGATCAGGATAATTATTATCTAACCAATCTTGATTCATATCTTTAGATAAAACGGTAAGAATATCACTCATTGATTTACAAGATTTAGGAGTTAGCATTGAACCTAAAAGCATGATACATATTTGTTTTTTTTGATACTCTGGAAGATATGAAATCTTCTCAAAGATAGTTAAAACTTCTTTTTCAATCATTTTTTATCTCCATATAAGGTGTTTTAGTGTCATATAGATCTTTATTATGATCCCACCAAAGATCAATAATATATTTTTGATCACCGAAAAAATAACCTCTATCTGATTCTCTACATTCTTCAATGTAGAACTCTATAAAAGGTTCATAATAATCTGGATGTAGATTATTATCTTTAGCTAATTCTTTAGCAGCATCAAAACAATGCTCTTCAAACTTTTCATTTTTATAAAGACCATCATAAGTATCTAAAGTTTGCTGTTCTAGTGGGTTGTTAATCATTTTCGTTAGCGAATTTTCGTGTTTGTTATTTTTTAATGAAGTATTTAAGTCTATCTTCATACTTCTCGATATTGGCTAATGTTTCAGCATCTTCATTCTCTTCGTAATCATCACAATACTTATCATATTGCTCCATATTACGTCTAAACATTCTGTCAACCAGCTCATGTTTTAGTTGATATTCAGATACTGCATCAAGCCTTCTTTCTTCTTCCCATCGTTGAATATCAGGTTCATTGATAACTTCATCATACCAACCATAAAAGGTTGATTTATGTACATCATTAAATTCCCTCATACATCTTTGGACTACTTGATTCCTATTACGTTTTTTCCTTATAAGTTCTTTCATTCTTTCCTTACAGGATTCTTTATTAGGGTTTTCTTTTACCATTAATCATCCTCTGGGCAGGTTTCTTCAATCATTACAAGCTTTTCAAATCCTTCTATATCATCGACATAGGGATTTTCATTACTTATTTTTTCAATCCTCTGCATAGCGTGTTCCCTATAAGTATCATTATGTGACGCTAAATGATTGATTAAATTAATAATTGTTACCTGATATTCAGGAATTAATTCGCTTAATCGATGTCTCATTTCGATTGTATGTGTTTGTGTTTCTTTCATTTATCTAAACTCCTAAATGAAGGTAATCATAATCACCCGGATTTTCATAACAATCACAAGCCCATAGCCATAAAACTCTTATCCTGTTTCCGTAATGGTCTTTTAATTGCTCATCATCCCAAATCCCATATTCTTTAAGATGCTCTTTAAAAAGCTCTACGGGGCCATCAAAATCAAGTTTCTCAACCCAAAATATAACATTGTTATGTTGATTACCTGATCCACTACAATCTGCTATACATTCAGGTGGTAGTTGTCTTGTTGATTCTCTACCATCAAACCAAATAATTGATTTTGTTTTGTTTGTATTAATCATTTAACCTCCTCTGCATCAACTTCTTCAAATGTAGGTTCTCTCCAAAAACCTAATGATCTGGTACTAATCTTATCGTCATATTCAAGATTACATTTAATACCAAATAATTCAGAATTTTCAACTTTTTTATCATCAAAATACTGCTCTATCCTTTCAACATTAATATTGTAATTATCCTCTGCTGTCCAACAATCAAATACAGCAAGCTCTGCCTCCTCCTTAGATTTAGCAATAACTTCAAAAGTTTCAATCATTATGTTGTGAGTAGTGATTTTAAAGAGTTTCTTCTCTGTTGGTTTGTTTTCATTCATAATTAAATGATATAAGGTTATGAATGTATGATATCATATTATTAGTAAACTAATAAATTTTCGCCTTTAATATGAGCTACATCAAACAATTTATTCATAATCACGACATTCATAGTGATAAACAGCTTAAACAACACTTAACCAGGTTAAATAAGTTTGAATTAAGTAATAAAAACTTAGATATCCTGATTAATTTACTTTTAATTAATTATTTAAAATCTAAATAAATTTATCTTTAATAATTCGATCACCATGTTCTATTTTTATATGACACCTCTCCCACTCTTCCATACCAACACGGTCAACATCTAATACAGGATCAAAACTATTTTCAATAGTTTGATTTACTCTCTTCTCAACCTCTTCATTAATCCAATTTTCCATATCATCATAAAATTCAAAATATTTTATAGTTGGATTTGGATCTATCCATGCTGAGCAAGTATCTTGATAGTAAGTAACTTTATAATTCATTTTTTTAAACCTCTGCTAGTTTTTTATTACGTTTAATAAGTTTCAAAGCTTCGCCAGCTTTTGATCCCTTTTCTTGCATTCCATGTAATAACAATGCAAAAGGTTTATTTCCAAAGCATAAGCTATCATCTTTATCTATTTCTAATCCAAGTCTTACTGCCTCTGCTTCACTAAATACAACTTTTGAGTACTTAGGGAAATATCCTGTATTTATAAGATGGTCATAACGTCCACCATAGGACGCAACCATATAAAAATTATTAGGCAGTGACACTTCAAGGAATAAATTTAAGGATTTACTATAGCAATAAAACTTAATCCCGGGATTTAACTTTGCTACATTTAACCAGGCTTGCAAGTATAAAAGATTATCGAAATCCCCGGACTCATGGATTCTAACTTTAGTAATATTCTTTTTATTAATTTGAATATTCCAATTGATTAATTCAGTTAATCCAATTAAATCATTATTTAAAACATAACTTTTAATTATCTGATAATTATATCTTCGGGCATTAAAAACGTTAGGATATCTTAATTCCTCACTAGCCGCAAAGCATGTAAACATACTTTCAGAACCTCTATTTAATATTCTTTTATCATCCTTAAGTGTTATCCAAGCCTTGCAACTATTAGCACCCGGGCAAGTGATCCCGGCCGGGTGGCTATAAACTAAAGTGTCTTTATCTAGTTTTTTGTTACCTTTACCAAATTTTAATTTTTTCATTTTTAATTAACCCCCTAATTTAAATAATAATTTTTATCTAAATCTAATTTATTAAAATCTTTTTTAATCTCATCACTACACATTAAATCAATACCTATAAAAGATTTATTCTTTTTATACCAACTAACAACTTTTAAAAGTTGCTCTTTAAATTCTTTTACATCATCACATTTTATAACTGTTAAATCACCCTCGCAGTAAGTAATTAATTCCCGGGTTTTGAAATTAACCCAATTCCCAAAATAGCTTGCATCTTCTGTTGTATCTATTTGTGCAAATCCTTTTTTGTAACTGCAAATATCATAATCGAATATATATCGATCAGAATTACAAAATGTTTTTTGAGTGTTCATTTGTTTAATTAAATAATTTTGAATAAAAAAAACTAACTCAATTAAGAGTTAGCTAAACTTACAATTTTTCTATTTTCATAAAATAAAATTGTTTTTCTTAAAGTTTCATTTTGACTTTTTAAATTTTTTATCAAAAGTTTTTGATCTTCATTTAAAAGTTCAAGATCTTTTATATGTTTATGTAATTGGTTTAAATCGTGCATGATTAAATTTTAACCTCATAAGTTTTACAAGCCTTTTCTATTCCATATTTTTTACAATCAATTTTTGTTGATTTATCCAAACTAGAACTAAAACCAAAATACATAAGACTTGCAATTGATAACCATAAAAGAGAATTTTTAATCATTTTTTTCTGTCTCCTTTTTAGTTTGCTTGATGCTTTTGATAAAAGCTTCCTTGATTTCCTTTTCACTTGCTTTGGTTAAATCTAACTCGATAGATTCGTCATTTCCAAAACTTTCAAAAATAATACTTGGCATGGGTTTAATTAAATAAATTTAATGTGTTTAGTTTTTTCCCCGGGACTACACCCGGGATTAGGTCTAGGTCTTACATGTCAGTTACTTCAGAGGCATTATCCATGACTGAAGATGAGCACTGCCTAGTTGTTCAGTTCTTAATCTCCTTAAATTTTTGTTCAACAATTTCTTCTAATATTTTTTCAGCCTCCTCAAATGTTTTGAAGAAAGATATATCATTATGTCTAATTAAATTTTGATCTTCATCTCTAATTGCATAGCGTACTATTTCTTGAGTATGGTTGTTGTTAGGATCATATTCCTTACAAGTTAATTGTCCAATCTCGTATTTTTCAGAAATGATTTCAAAAATTAAATCTTTAATTGAATCTTCCATGTTTTAATTAAATGAAAGTGATAATTTTTTTATTCTTAGTTTTATTAGTTCTAAGAATTAATATTCTCCCGGGTGTTCAGTAAATAAAGGTTTAGTTAATGAAAGGATTAAGAGAATATTTAAGAAGTACTATTATAAGTATTCTTATTATTAATATTAACATAAATTGATAGTAATGTATATACAAATATGTAAGTTTATGTTAATATATTATTAATTGAACAAACTTTTTAAATTATGTATAACTACACAAAAACAAAAACAAAATTTCAAGTTGTTTTTATTGGTGATTCTGTTACAGATCCCTATGTTGTTGGTACTTATTGTACAAGGATGAGAGCATGGAACAAGGCTGATAAGTTAGACAATGAATATGGTGCTTATAGATATTCTGTCAAAGCTGTAGAGGTGGCAGTATAGAGATTTATAGATAGCTAAAATTTAATTTTTTATGAGAACCCGGGAGAACCCGGGGGCATGGTAGCAAAATTTTTTTCTTGCTATATACACACGGAGAACTTAAATATATTTTGATAAACTTTATTGCTTCGGTTCTATGCGAATTGCAAGTTCTGGAGCTTGTATGTTAACAGTTTCTACGGATTCACCTACTACTTTGCCTAGAGAGTCTAGAATTTGTGCTGCTGTTTGAAGTTGACCTTTTGATATAGCTTTGTTAAATAGACGCATACGCATTGCTTGTAGACGAGGAATCATTTTATCTCTTTCTTTAAGCCAATCTTGATCATTCCATTCTTTAACTTTTTTCCAATCAGCCCAACCTGTGGGTTCTGAAATATTTTCTCTTTTAGAATGCTCTATTACTAATTGACGAGTAGTTTTACCTTCTAACTGACGAGAGTATAGACGTTGACAGCGAGCTTCTATAACTGCTCTTGAGTTAGAGCCTCCTGTATATTTTTGTACTCTGGGTTTACGTTGAGGAGCAGGAAGGTCGTAATTTAAGTTGTTAATGAAAGATTCAGCCACGGACTTAGTCTTTTAGAGGTTAATAATCGAATAATAACCTAAAAAACGTAAAATAGGCTATAAAAGGGGGTATAGATTGTAAAAAAAGGGATTTATGACCTTAAATGAGGTAAGTTTACGATATGCACAGGGTGAAGTGTTCAATAGTAAGAAAAGATTTAGGTTGTTAGTTGCTGGAAGAAGGTTTGGAAAGAGCTATTTAAGTTGTATTGAACTGTTAAGAGGTGCGATTAGCAGACCTGGAGAGGTTTATTTCTATTGTGCTCCTACTTATCGTATGGCAAAGGATATTGCATGGAAGGAACTGAAGAGATTAGTGCCTAAGACTTGGATTCAGAGCAAAAATGAAACGGATTTAAGACTAGATTTAATAAATGGATCAAGTATTGAGTTGAAAGGAACAGAAAATGCAATGGCTTTAAGAGGAAGAAGTTTAGCTGGGGTTGTATTGGATGAAGCAGCATTTATGGAAAGAGATGTATGGGCGGAAGTTATTAGACCTGCATTGGCGGATAAACAAGGTTGGGCTTTATTTATTAGTACACCTGACGGTACTGCCAGTTGGTTTTATGATATGTGGTGTTTTTGTGGTGAACAGGAGTGGGATGATTGGCAAAGGTGGAGCTTTACAACTATCGAAGGGGGTAATGTCAAGGAAGAGGAAGTTGAAGCTGCCAGATCACAATTAGATCCAAGAACTTTTAGACAGGAGTTTGAAGCTAGTTTTGAAAATTTAACTGGTCTTGTTGCCGTTAGCTTCAGTGATGACAATATTGATAAGGAAGTAGCTGATTTGCATATGCTTCCTTTGTTAATCGGATTGGATTTTAACGTTGATCCTATGGCCGGGATATGTGCTGTAAAGCATAATAATACACTATATGTCTTTGATGAGATCATGCTGACAGGTGGTGCTACCACTTGGGATTTTGCGGAAGAAGTTGTAAGACGGTATGGAGTTGATCGAAGAGTAATTGCTTGTCCTGACCCAACGGGTAGTGCAAGAAAGACAAGTGGAGTTGGTGTTACTGACCATACTATTTTAAGAAGAAATGGTTTTACAGTTATGAGTCCTAAATCACCTTGGAGGATCAGAGATAAAATTACTGCTGTTAATACTGCTTTGTATGATGCTGAAGGAGCGAGAAGAACATTAATACATCCCCGATGTAAAGAATTGATAAAAGCACTAAGAACCCTTACATATGCACCGAATACTGGTCTTCCTAATAAAAATCTGGGTGTAGATCATGCTTTTGACGCTTTTGGATATTTATGTTTGCAGCAATTTAACCTTGCAAAACCAGAGACATTAGGTCAAACTTCGTTTAGAATATATTAAGAAGCCTAATTCTTATCATGCCTTATCACACTGGAATGAAGAAAAAGAAAAAGAAGAAAAAGAAAATGACCAAGAAGAAATGAGACAGTTTAGACGTGTAAGACGGGATAAGAAAACAGGAGTGCCTAGTAAATATCTTACAGGTGCTCGTAATCGCTCTGCAAAAGCGAAAGAAATAAAAGAAACAGCAGAAAAGTACAAAAGAGGGGAATATATTGATATAAAAGCTATAAACAAATCACGATCTGCCCAAGATGAAACCAAAAAGAAAACCACTAAGCGAAAAAACAAAAGAAACACTAAGAAAAAAGGCAGATAAAAGCCGTTTTACCTACGGACAACTTGCCCAAGTGTATCGCAGAGGACAGGGAGCATATTTATCTTCTGGTTCTCGAAACGTACCAATGGCAGCATGGGCTATGGGCAGAGTAAACAGTTTTATTAGTGGTAAGGGAGGTGCAAGAAAAGCGGATGCTGATATACTTAGAAAGAAATCCAAGAAAAAATGATTGAAATTACTGATGAAATGCTTAATGCTATTGAAGCAGTAAAAGGCAAACGTAATCCTGCACTCTGGGATAACAGATGTCAACAATATTTGCTAAATAG